TTTCTATGCGGTTTCACCCAACAAAATTTTTCTAAACAGGCTTTCAAAAATTGGAACACAAATACTATTGCCAGCTTGTTTATATAATGCCATTTTATATCTTCCTCGTTTCTGTTGGACAGATGCAGCTGCTTCATAATCCTGATCCGTATATCCCATAAGTCGCCAGCATTCTCTTTCTGTAAGATATCTGTATTTTCCATTATGTAAGTCAATTACCTGTGCAGGTGTCCGATCCTGTCGCGTCGTGATTGTATAAGCATATTGGTCAATTACGGTTGCTCTTCTGATTCCGGATGCGCCAATACATTCCAGAATGCTCGGTTGTGTTACCTCATATACTGGATCAACTTTCTGTTCCAAAAATTCATGAATGTTTTTCATTGGCGTTCTAATCAGATCAGAAAAATCAAATTCCTTTCCTTTTAAACAGCTTACAGTGAAATAACGTTCTCTTGCTTGTGGAATACCAAACTCTCTTGCGTCTAATAGTTCATATGTACTTGTATATCCAAGTTTACTTAATTCTTCCATATATCTGTCGTGATTATGTACCATATATTTACTTCTGACATTTTTAACATTTTCCCAAATCACATATTTTGGTTTCCATTCTCCCATCTGTTTAATAATATTAATTGTTTCCCACATAAGACTCGATCTTGTTCCAGACCCTTCTTCTGCGCCAGCTCCATGATTTGTCCTTCCATTTCCGGTGGCTGTTCCTTGATGTCCAGCAACAGACATGTCCTGGCAGGGAGAACCATGTATTAGAATATCTGGGCGTAGGTTATATCCGACCACTGTTTGCGTTTTATACGGCAGTTCACTTTTGAACATTGCATTATATGATCTTACTGCTGCTTCGTCAATTTCGACATAATCAATTGATTTAACAGGAATGCCAATATTCCGTAATGCGCACCGTGGGCTTCCAATTCCACCGAATAATTCTAAAATTTGTACCATAATAATTTCCTTTCTTGATAAGGCGGTAAACAGGAAGCTTACCGCCTCGTTGATGTTTAGATAATATTTTTCATGATTTCTACAGATTCTTTTTGTGCTTTTTCTTCCATTCCTCTGACATACAACAGCGTTGTATTAATTGATGCATGATGTAAATTTTTCTGTACAAGCACAATATTACCCGTTGCGTTATACAATGTAGTGCCATATGTTGCCCTTAGTTTATGTGGACTAATTGTTTTTCCTTTTATATTACAAGCATATTTTTTTGTAATATCCGAAATTGCACTTGTAGACAATCTCTTTCCGGTTTTCCCAAGAAACAGAGCTGGCGTATCGCATACTGTTACAAGTTGATCCCTGTATGCTAACCATTTCTGTAATTCATCCAAAACTTTCGGAATTAAAATGAATGTATGAACTTTTTTTCCCTTGTCTGTTACAATCAAAGTTCCTTTATCCATATTTAAGTTTTCTATATCCATATTAGATAACGCTGCACAACGCACGCCTGTAGAAAGAAAAAGTTTTATAACTGTAATATCTCTTTGTGACCAAATAGCTGATGGTTTCCTTGTTTTCCCTGTTAGCTTATGGTCTACATTATAAAGATACGTTTGTGTTTCTTCTGGAGTCAAATAACTCTTTTCTCTTCTTTCTATTGTTCTCTGTTGCTCTCTCTTTTTTGGCTTCGCAATTTCTTCCATATAATTTTTCGAAAAAATTTTATATGCAAACATACATTTTGAAAAAAGTTTTAGTGCAGAATAAACTGCAATTTGATAAGAAGAAACTGTTTCTAATCCATTGTCTTTATCTTGTATTTTTGCCATATAGGATACAAAATCTCTCAGTTCAAGATCTTCTTCTTTTTCTTTTCCTGTGAACTTTAGAAATTTTAATACATCACACATGTAAACATATTTTGTCTTTTCTGATAAATCATGCATATATAAAAGGAAGTCTTGTAGATTCTTAGACTTCCCTTTCATAATGTTTTCGATTTTTCGTTTATATTTAAGTTTTTCTTCCTCTAAGCCTGTCTGGATTCTTTCATTCATTATATTCCTCCAATCATAAATCGGCAATCGCAGCAATAATTATAATAATAATGACTCCAATTGCGACAAAGGTTCCATAGTATCCAACGGCATATTCAAGTGACATAATATCTTCCTCCTAAAATTAAACTATTCAAAAATGTATGACGGAAACATCAGCCCTAACTCCTCTTCTGAAATTTCCATATTTTTGTTTTGGCTTTTAAATTCTTCATCGAACTGATGATTTAATTTCAAAACATTGTAAGCACTTTCAATCACCCACTCCCTGATGAACTCCATATCTGATTCCGACAAATCATATCCATATAGTTCTACATACCTAATCAACTTCTTTCTTATACTTGTTTGTGTTGGGTTCCATTTCTTTTCTAAATTCTCGAACTTACGCACATCTGTTTGACAATATTCCTTGAACGTTTTTCTTTTCATATATTCTCCTTTCTTTGCAACAAAAAACCGGCACATTTCTGTACCGGTTAATAACGTTCCTCCTTTCTGATTTTATTCAATTTTTCTTTCTTTTGATTGATGTGTCGTACTTTTGCTCGTGGCCTATATTTATCACAATGTTGACAATAATGATTGTGATCTGCTTCTCTCCCTTTACTACATTGTCCTGCACAAATATAATATAAGCATGGTGTTTCTCTTGTATTGCTCATCTTTTATCTACACCTATCGGCATGATAATATAACCAGAAATACGGAACCCTCTGGACGCAAGTTCTTTTAAATCTGTTGCAATTCTACCTTCTTTCAATAATTTATGCATATTACAATGGATAGTGCCTTTGCTTTTAATTCCAACACCTTTTCCAATCTCGTCATAAGACGGAGCATAACCATGCTCAAAAATGTAGTCTTTGCAAAATTCATAGATTTTATCTGTTGTGTCCTGTATGTTATCATATTTGTTTACCATAATTATTCTCCCTTCTTTTTAAAAACATCACTGACCTGCCACGAAATCATCTCATTTCCAAGCTCAATAATTCTATCCTTGAAATTTTGAACAAACTCCGCTGTAATAACTTTTACAATATTTGCATTGGTTGGTTCTATACCATCTTCGACCAATGCATTTATGATATCATCTTTTGTCCATGTAGTGTTCATATCTTTACATTTTTCTAGTTCATATCTCGAAATCGTTTCTTCAATAGTGTCAAAATCAACACATCCATAACCAATTCTCTCTCCGTTTTCAGCTAAATATAACATATAAAACATTCCTTCATTTTCGCCATTACCCCGTAACTCATCAATGTTGTTGCCATATACAATATCAATTAAATTCCCTTCCCATGGATGATCTGCATAAAAATCACAATCATAACCATCTTCTGCGTCGTATCTGTCATCTTCTTCTGTCACAATCATCATGTACTTTTTATCTGTTCTCATATTCTTTACCTCCACTTTATATATTGAACCTCTTCTGTCTTATACTTCAAAATCAAACTCGCTTAGACCGCCACTATCCATTACGTAAGCTTGTGCTGCTTCTGCATACGTTCCATCAAAATTTCCATTTTCAGTATCGTAATCACTAACATGATTTCCAATTTCAGATTCATAGAACGAAAAAATATTTGTAATTAAATTTTCCATTTCAGTTCTAGGTTCATACCCCTGTTCTCTAATCCATGCTGCCATGTAATCATAATCGCACCATTTTTCTTTCGGATATTGTGAGTAATCTTTTTCTTCTGTCCATTGTCCAAACCAATCAACCATATTTATACCTCCAATCAAATTCGACATTCATCTGGTCACATTTGCATGATCATAACTATAACCTTTCTTATTTACATACTCATCAAGTGCTTCAAACATATCTCTTTCAAGCTGCGCTACCCAATCGTCTGCATTCCAGTTTACTTTTAATTGATAGTCTAAATAATTATCCGATTCCCATTCATCATCGTTCTCTCCGTATTTTATACAAACGAAATAATCAATAACTGGTGTCTTATTTCCGATTTGATCATCGTAACGAGTAATCTGTTCCTCTGTGAATAAATTCACTTCAACATCAACATATCCAATTCGAAGTACAGCAATACCTCTCTGTGGCTCTCCATCTTCATACATATCCTCCATCCAATTATTTCTTATCTTTTCAATACAATCTTCAATTCCATTCAGCATGTATTTGTAATCATTTCTCTGTTTTGCTTCTTCAAATGTCATTTTATCTTCATCCTTTCACGTTCTTTGACAAGAATATAATTTATATTTAGCAAATTCCATTTTCTCTAAACTCTACAAGCAACCCATACATCCGTCCTTTCTTTTCAAAGAAATCGTTCCAATTAGATAATTCTTCGATCGAATAATTCTGATTATACATATCCGCTTGCCATTCAATTGCTTTATCTCTCCACTTTGCTTTTTGTTTTACATAACTTTCATGTCGTAATAACGCTCTATGTTTTGTATAATCTGACTGTCTCATTTTTTATTCTCCTTTTCTGCAATTAAAAAACAGACAACATATAGTCATCTGTTTCTACACATCAAAATTATATTCTGGATAAAGATATTCCAAATTCAAATCTTCCTCGAACCAGCAATGATCTGAAATATCCGGAATATCTACAATTACATGATCTGAGTGTGTTTCTTTTATTTCTCCATTATGCCATTTACCTGTGTCTGGATCATGATACTTAACTTTTTGTTTTACCTTGAATAAATGTGCTAAGTCTGCCATAATTTACCTCCTAACGAAATGTGCTTTCATCGTGTTATTTCTTCTTTGCATTTTTCAAGAAAATCTTTAAATTCCATATCTGTAAACTCAAAGAATATCTGCTCAACTGCTTCCTTATCCGAACTGTTTCTCCAAATATTAAAAATATCCTGCGCAATCCCTGTTATCTCGAAGTCATTTTCTTGAACTATATCTGCAAGAATTGTATCCGCATCTTTTATCCAACCATCCGGTGTATTATTGTTAAGTTCTTCTACTTCTTTTAATAATTTTTCCATGCAATCACCATCCTTTTGAATTTTTCGTTATATCTTCCAATAGTTTCTATTTGTAATTATAAATCATATCAATTACATGTTTTTTAATTTCCATAATATCATTTTCTGTAAGTTCATAGTCTGGAGGAAAAGTTCCTTTTCGTCTTGCTTCCATAATCCAATCTTCAAACACATCTACAATTTCTCCAACTCTTGCCTGAAATTCTGTCAATTCTTTTGTAAGAATATTCTTCACAAAAGATACAACATCTTCTGGAATTTTTTTTTGTCACACTCCCATAATTTATCATGAGATTTTTCTCCAAAATATACAGATAATCTATATGTATCACCGTTATAAACAAGAGCGTAATTTCTATAATTTCGTGTTCTTGAAACTTCTTTTAACGTAACCATAACTATCATTATTCTTCCTCCATATCTTCAATTCGGTCACAAAGTTTATTCAATACATCTTTTAACGTTTCTGTATCAGTACCCTCAATTGCCGCAACAATACCTGGTAATGTTCCTAATTTATATTCTTCATCATCATATCTATCAGAGATACATGACCAGATTCTTCCTGCTAACTGTAAATTCTCCATACTCCATTCATATACTGGAAGATCATCACAAACTTCTGCATCTCTATCCATACGAATTAAATCAATATCGTTATCCCATGCGTACTGGAGTACAATCCGTAAATCGTCTGGCATGATTATGGTGCCAATTTCATTTTTGCTTGGAACCGTAATAAAGACTCCTTCGTCATAATTATAAGCATACGGCAAATGCATACTATTCAATTTTCCAAAGGTTCCCTGTGTCAGATGTGCTGTACTAATATCCAGGTACTTTCTCTCGTTTGTTTTCATAATTTTATTCTCCCTTCTTAAAACCGCTGTTTCATCTTTAGCAGCATTCCATATCTGTATAAAAGAACCACCAAATTTTATTATAGCTTGCGTAAACAACATTTCCTACAGTTTTAAAATATTTTGGATATTCATTACATTTCATATTTGTCATCCTCCATTTTGATTTTATAAATTAATTGGTTCATCATTCTCATCATATTCAATCTGATAAATCTTCGCTGCATAACCAATATCTTTTAATTTATCATAAATTTCCATTGTAATTGTTTCGCCACCTACTGCCCATTCAAACGAAAATCTACTATCATTGTTTTCAATAATTTCAATCAAATGATCTAATAATTCTTCTGTATTACTTGCTCTTTCCATCTGTTCTTTAATATTATTCATAATCATAAATAGCACCTCCTTGAAATGCGGTTTTCATTTACTTAATACTTTCCATTTATCAATATTTTCAGTATCAAAAAACGAATGCAATTCCTCTTCTGATAATGGTGTAATTCCATAAACACCATCATATCCAAATCTTTTATAAACTCTTCTGCCTCTTCAAAAGTTGGATAATGATCTGCTTTGATTGCTATACTATACTCCGTATCAATAAGACCTCTATTGATTTCACATCCATTTTCTACTCCATTTTTAATTTCTTCTTCTGTTGCTTTTACTCCGCAATTTAATTCGTAATATTTAATATTCATAATATTTCTCCCAATCTTCTTCACTTAATGACTTCCATAATTCAAAAATCATTTTTTCACACGCTTCCATATCTTCATAAACATCTTTCATATCATATGGTGCACCATTAGTTCCATGTCCTGTTTTATCTAGCCACAAATATGCTTCATAGCTGCAATCGTAACAATCATAATAATCTCTAATGTCGTTTAATAATGTATATACATTATTATCTTCCATTTCCGATTCAAAGCTAAAATCTTGACCTGCCGGACTGCCTTGTGAAAATTCATAAGAAAAATTATCTCCGTCATTTGATTTAATATCAACTTCCCATCCGTTCTCTTCTGCAATCTCTACAATTCTACCTCTCATAGCTTGTAATTTATTCATATCATCAACCTCAGATCAATCTTCAATATTTTCCATTATCCATCCAATTCCTTTTGAATGCTGTTCGTCAAACCAATACCAAATTTCTTCTCTGCTAGTTCCCTTGGGAAAAATAAACCAATCTTCTTCCATATCTTCTGTATCAGGATTCATTGGTACATTTGTAAGTGTTTTCCATAAATCTTCCAACAAAGAATCATATGTAGTATATTCTTTTACGACTTCCGGTTCTGGACTCTGAATTACAATGTGCATTCCATCATGTAATTTCCCTTCCATAGCCAATAAAGCTGCCCACATAATGCATGTATCTGTGTTGTTGAAATGATCTGCATTTTCCAAATCTGTAATAGCTGTTTCTTCGTCGTTAATATCACAGAAAAATACATCGTAATCTTCATCTTCTAATCTCTTTCCGAATCTAAAGAATCCAATTTTACCGTAAAATTTCATAATTTCTACCTCCAAGAAATATACTTATTTATTAAGCATACTCATTTTCCATTCCATAATCTCTATATCAATTTTATGAGCGCAATCCTTACAAAAATCAACTCCAAGCATTGATAAATTCTTTCCAACAGAATGTAACGCTTCTAAATGTCCACTTTGTAAATATTCTCTTTCTACTCCAAGAATATCTATCTTCTTAACAACTGGAATTTCTTTTCCGCAACAATCACATACATAAATTTCTCTTTTACTCATTAGATCACCTCAAGACACTGAACAGGAATTTCACAACATAAATCGACTGTTGCATATTCTTGTCCATCTTCATTTTTCCATAAATTAAATACTTCACATATTGTTCCGGCAAAACGGGCCTCCATAGCCTCACAAGTCGTCTCATCAAATGTTAATTTTCGTAGTTCTTCTCTCAAATTATTTTTAACAATTACTTTATCTCCAATTTTCATATTTATTTTCCTTTCTTTGAAATGTGCTTTTCATTGTGTTATTCTCGCATATTTTAATGGATATTTCGAAAAATCCAAATATTCAGAATTATATACACTAGGAATAAATTTTCTAAAATCATCATAGTACCATGCTTTCCATAATTCTGTTCCGGTCTTTACAAATTCCCTAGTGGCTTCTTGAAATGCGTCATATAACGTCATGTTATATACTTCCATATTTTCTTTTGTTCTTTCTTTTACCTTTTTAGGAACTCTACCAATTATCAAATCATCGTCATAAAACATATTCATACTCCTTTTTTTATGAGAAGTTTCCATTGCTATTTTACTTTGTCCAATCCAAATAAAGCATCAGGAAAACTTCTCTTTATTTCTTCAAAATTTTCAAAGCAATCTGCATATCTATCTGTGCCATCTTCTATGTTCAATACGAGAAAACTTCTATCTCTATCATTCCATAATGTTCTTGCATCATGTTCTGAAATAATATCAAACCATTTTGAAAAATATTCTTCTGTAAACATTTCAATTCCTCCAATCTTTTAATTGATTAGTTTATCAAACCCTATCTTATTATTCTCTGTCTTGTTGTACTAAAAAAGCAGATAACTTTTTCGTCACCTGCTTTCCTTAAATATTACGAAACTGCATCTCCGTATCATTTCATAATCTCTACATCCTTTATAATTATCACACATCCAATTATAAATCTCTGTATCAGACATATTATGAAATTTTAGAATATGTTTTCTGCATTCATCTAAGATATATCCTTCCATATTTTACTCCTCAATTTCTTCAACATCACTTTCATCATAATGAGTATCTGCTATTGGAATACATCTATCAGATTCCAATTTTTCTTCCGCTATTCTAAGTGCTTCAGTTTCATTTTCTGCCTCTACTTCATATTCTTCATATGTTGTAAATGTCACACTATACTTCTTCATAATCATTCCTCCATCATTTCTTTAAATTCTATCCAACTTTCAAAAGACTCTTCCAATCCTCTCGATCGAATGGTTTCCATTTCGTCTTCTGTCATTTCATAATTTTTATCTTCACAATATTGTTGGACTGTATCATGCTCTGCTTCTAACCACTTATCATCGTCTTCAATTTTATCGACTTCTACTAATAATTTATCAAGTTCATTCATAGTAGTCAACCTCCAATTCATGTCAACAATCAATAAAGAAAATCGTTCCGTTAAATATTTATTCTCTCTTTTTTTAATGAAATTTCCGTTTCATTCTTATTTTATTCTCTCCATGCTTTAACAAATCTATCGGCATGATCTCTCCATTCCAAATGTCCATATTCCCCTCTTACGATCATATCTTTGGTAATATTTCCATCATCTAAAAGAACTTTTACTTCTTCATATGCGCTTGGTAATTCATCATCTTTAGAATTCATTATCATTTTCTTCAACCACCATTGCTAATCCATTATTAGTCAATACTCTTTCTATCTCAGCAGGTTTTGATTCTTCACTTAAATAATCAGAATCCATTACGTTCATAATCTCTTCTATAATAATATCCATACTTTCTCTTGTAATTGCATTAATTGCTACCATTCTTATCTACTCTCCTTTCTAAAAGTGTCATTTCAATATAATCTCTATTGCATTATCTAATGGTGTTATTCTCTTGATTTCTTCATCCATATATTCTCTAAGTGCCTGATTTATATATGGTGTTTCACAATCAACAAGAATATCATTTTCTCTTGCAAGAACAACGCTGTCAGTATTTAATACTTCTAATAAATCTCTTATTTTCATATTGTTTCCTCCATCCTATCTAATACAATTCATTAAAAGCATCTATAATTTCCTGTCGCAACTTTTGTTTCTGTTTAAGTTTTTCTCCACTGCACAATTCCATTTCGTGATCTGCACTTGTTACATAATGTTCTCCATCTTTCCGTAAGTACACATCTATTTCTTCAATTCTTTTATTGTCTAATCTCATTTTCATGTAAATATGAGTTCCATATGTATGTTCTACCAACTTTTCCTGCATATTATTCCTCCTGAGACTTTCCGTTTCACTGTTATCTCCACCCAATATCTTTCGGTGTAATTTCAATATAACAATGTGGTATGCACGATTTACCGAAGTTTACACCAATAAAAATACTTGTGTCTCTTAAAGATATTTCTGTACTTGTAATTTTACAAAATTTTATAATATACCACGGTAATTTATTCTTGATCCATGTCATTCTCATTGAATCACTATCTGAAATTTTCTCATAAAGCGAATACATTTCATTTTTCTTTGTCTCATATTCTCTTCTATCATTAATAATTTCATCCCTACATTCCTGATACATCTTATAATACTGTTCCTCAAGGCTATTTGATAATTCAGTCAAGGATGTCTGTATACTCTTCAATCTTTCGTAAC